ATCTAGCCAATAAGTACCATCTGTTGGTGTGCCTGTTGGGCGGATGCTTGATCCTGTTAATTCTGCTAGGTCAACATCTGCACGTTGTACATAAATTTGATTGCTAACGCCAAGTGCGCTGTAAGCTGCCAATAAACCGTATTCATTGCGCTCATCACCATGTAGTGGATTATCGGCTGAATCAACCTTGAATTCAATATTACCGTATTTTGCTACTAGATCTCTTTGGCTAGTAATGTTAAATAATTTGTTAGCATTAGCTGCTGTTGTGTAAGTAGCTAATGTACCGCTTGGTGTTAATTTGTCTTGGGCTGTAGCAAGTAGAATGTAAGCAATTGATCCTGCCGCGGTTGGGGTATATTGACTTTCGTCTGTTACCGTTACTTGTACTCCAGGTGATATAAGTGCCATAGTATTTGTTCCTCTAAATAGGTTACTTTAAACTATTTATAATTATTTGATAGAATTTGGTGTATTAGGTACCCTTTGAAAGGTTCGCTTGTTGCAGTAAGCTAAATAGCTGTATGGAATACCGTAAAATATGTGAAATTTGTGGTAAAAAGCCCGTTGCAGTCAATTATAAGATGCATGGCAAAGTTTACTATAGAAGTCGCTGTGATACTTGTGTTAGAAAGAAACGTAAACTACCTGTTCCAAAGCCTCGTTGGCTATTAGAAGGTTACAAAAAGAAACCACATTGCGAAAAGTGTGGCTTTAAAGCAAAGTATAAGGAGCAGTTATTTGTCTACTACGTTGACGGTAATTTTAATAATAACAACGCCCTTAACTTAAAAACAATCTGTGCTAACTGTCAGTATGAAATTGCCCGAGAGGGTTTAGGATGGCGTCAAGGCGATCTTGTACCTGACTATTAATTATATTAGCTTCGATCTGTTGATACAGTTCTTCGATAGTCCCATCATTGTTTAATACCACATCAAACTTTTGCCCTACCCAGGCAGTTTCGCTGGCGTGAACTTTAAGTTTTTCTATTTTTTGTTTGCTTAGTGCCCAGTTCATGTTACGTGTGGGACCTTTGTTCATGCTCACTGCCTCATCAAACCACTTAGGTTCAGCGCCACGTCTGATACGTACTACCTTACCGCCGGCGGCACGTATGGCTTTAATTTCATTTGGGAATCGACAGTCGGTGATAACAATATCATTTTTAGTATTAAGTAAACGGTGCTCTAAACTAGCTACCCACATATCATCGTGGAATCCTTTGCGGATTACTTCGGTGCCCCAATACTGTAGGACATACCGTGGAGTTATATCTTTCTTAAGTCTCTTGCTCCACCATTCGTCTTGTGTTTCACGCCAATCACGGCTTTCTTTGGTACGTCCTTCAAGCAGTTCACGATCCCAGCCAAACACCTGGCTTACAGCATCTTTTAAGCTATTAGCAAAGCTCTCACGTTTAAATCTATGAAAGTTAACCAGATAGTCTGCAACCGTATCTTTACCTGAGCCGATAAAGCCCACGATACCGATGATTTGACTCATTGAAATCCCCTTAGTTGATATTACTATTTTACGAAATTATTGACTGAGAGTCAATGGATTTTTAGCCGGTTATCCACCACATTGGTTGACCACCATCTACATAGTTCTTGATATCTTCATCAAGTTTATCTAATAGTGTTTGTCCTTCTGTTTTAAGTGCTGTACCGTTAAGAGTAGTACCACCCTGCGGGCCTGCGATCGTAGCAAATTTTTCACGTGCTTGACCTATGCTGATTGAAGTCAGAGCATAAGCATAGTCTTGGATCCAAGGGAATGACTGCGGATCGTTTAATATGACGATATCTGGTTTATAATTATAAGTCCATAGTAGTACACTTTCTTTTACTATATCACTACCTTGGATACCACCATATGGAATCTTACGAACTAAAGTTAATTTCTTAGTAACTTTGTTCCATGTAAAGTTCATGAATCCACCAAACATTTTCATAGCCATTTCTTGGTATTGTGTAAATAATTCATAGCTTGCCAGGCCGCCAACACGGCCAGCTACTAACATATATGTGTTCAAATAGCCGCTTGCAAATGGTTCAAATTGGCTAGCTGTTGTTCCTGTAACGCTACCAATACCACGACGGTATATCTGTTTAACATCGATAATATAATTAGGTAAGATATATTCTTGTGTTTCAGGATACACGTCTAAGAACACATAGCTTTCTTCTACTGAATTACTGCTACGTTGACGATAGCGTATTAATGCTTGTTTAATGCCCATGTCAAAGTGTTCTTTATCAGCTTCAACATCGATCATACCAAAACCTAAACGTAGACGAATATAGTCAACGATATCGTTTTGTTGTTTAGCTAGCGAAGCTAGTTGATCTGTTATATTGGAATCAAAGGCAATATGACCAGCACCAGTGCCAGTGACATTACTGTATAGACTTTTGGTCTGTACACTTAGTGTAGTTGTTAAACCTGTAGTTGCTGTAACATTTGCTGGTAGTTCGGCCATTTAAATTATCCTGTTATCTTGTATTTATTGCCGACAACAGGATAAGTTTGGCTTTACGCTACTTTGAGGGGGATTAGATTACTTTAAGTAGGATAGTATCGGCGTTGATACGTCCGTTAAGTTTAATTTCTGTAGTTTTAATATTTTCTAAGAATTTACGTAGTTCTACTTTATTACTGGCCAGGAATGCTTTAATCTGTTCTTCTGGTTTACGCAGGGTTTTTTGTGTGCTTTTACTTTCGTTAAAGCCTGTGATAGTTGTGCCTTTAACACCAAGCACACCACCTTGGTCTTCTGCTATATACCGACCTAATTTACGATTTTTAACGTTGTAGACCCATAGCTGTTCTGCGCCAACAATGTCCACTGGATTGATCGATACCAGTTTCATACCAGCATCTTGTTTGAGATATTTTAGGCTACGGACTAGTTTTTCTTTTTGTGGTGGTTTACGAACTGCGGCTTTTTTAGTTGCCTTTTTAGTTTGATTATAAGCTGTTAGGTCAGCAAATAATTTGTCATAGAAAGCGTCATAGCGTTTATAGTCTGCGGTTTTCATGTAACTATATGCGTCTTTAAGGTCTTCATCTTTAGTTGTTCGTGCTTCACGCACTTCTGCATAATGTGGTTCAAACACTGCCTGTATCTTGCCTATCAATGCCTGTGGTACATTGTTCTTAGTCAGATATTCGTAGGCTTTAGGATCTACAGTTTCACCTGCAAATAATGCATCTTCTAATATTTCAAAATAAAGTATGTGCTTCTTAGCTACGTCATTCATACGATCTTGGATAGTTGGGACACGAACTTCTGCTTTCTTTACTTCTGGCTTAGCTTCAAAGTCTTCATCGTTATCTGCTTTTAATGTTAGCACACGCTTAACTGCATCGAGGATATATTCTACATGGCGATCACGTAATGGCATGCCACGCTCATGTGCTTTGATCAAGGCACAAACAGTAAATGGTGTAAGACAGTCTGCTGAGCGTTGATAACGATCAATAGTATTTTTATCTAGCTTATGTAATCCTTCGCTACCTTCATGTTGACGTAACCATGTCACTACATATTTTTTAAGATCTTTGGTGCTGTAATAGTAATTATAATAACGAAAACTTTGGCGTAGATGGTGATCAAATTCTTCATTTGAGAAAGTTAAGGCGCGATCATAATCCCAGATAGGTTCATTACCTGTATATTTTTCGTCAGCGAAATTATTACTACTGACTTTTGCTTTCTTTTTTACACCGTCAAGTTTGATAGCCATAGATAAATGTCTTATTTGTTGATATAGTATATTATACAATCAGTTAAGTAATAGGTCAATCTTTTTTGATTGGATCAAAGAATAAATGTACCAGATACAAGTCCACATTTAAATACCGCCATATTCCTGGCCCAAAGAAAGTTTTTGGATCATATCCGGTTTCGTTGTGATGTCGTTTGTGCCAGGCACCAGTTCCTAAATATAAACAAGTCCAATTTCGATCATCTCCATTTATCTTGTGACAATGCCAATCAGTTGCTCGATATAGAATGTTATATATGGATAAAGGAAATACGTAAAATGCTACAAAAGTCCAAAATGGTAAAAACAATACCCAAAGTAATAACGTAGCAGTTGCTATGTGTGCCCAATATTTGTTAAACCAAAGATAAGGGGCTGTTTCGATTACTGCGGGACTAGTTTCAATATAAGGAATATTTGCGTGTGGGGTGCAATCTAAGCAATATAAGATATAACTTTTCGCTAATCTCAGCTTTGCTCCAGTTGGATCATTTTCGTCGTCTTGATAATGGGCATGATGCAATTCATGAAATCTAACTTTATTAAATGGAGATTGCCACTCCCAGACAGCATTTATAAACCAACCAAAAATTTCAATTAATTTATTTTTTGGTTTAAGATATTTGTGCACCTGATATTCATGATAGATCAAAACCTGCCATCTGGCTAATACCATATAAACCCAAGTGCCAAACAACAGCCATTCCCAGGATACAAAAAATAAGGATAATATGCCAAAAGGTAACAGGTATAAACCTTTGCGAGATCTTAGTATTGCAAACATCTTTTCTAACATTTGGAATTCCTGTATAGTTTTAGTATTTATCAACCACTTAATAGCACCCCAAAGGTTAAAAATTGTTCGTAGTGGGCTATTTCTTGATTAATTTGCTGTAATAATTCCTTATGCTTACGGGTCTGGCGACCTTGCCTACGGCAGGTTATTTCTTCTTCTGATAATTTTTTAACCATAGCACCTATAGCATCGCTCATTTTCAGCATGTCATTGGTATGCTTTTTCATTTTATGAGCGGGTGCTTCCAAGTCAATTTGAACCTGTGCCCAATCTAAACTTTGAGTGATTTCAGCCATAAAACTAGTATAACACATTTTGGCTAGCTTGTCAATGTCGATAAATACTAGATAATTAGGATTAGATAATGCCAAGATTGTCACTTTACAGACCAAACAAGGGCAACGACTACAAATTCTTTGATCAACGCATGAGCGAAATGTTCACTGTCGGCGGAGTTGATGTAAACGTTCACAAGTACCTTGGCCCAATAGATCAACCATTTACCAGTAATACTGAACCAGGTACTACTGGCGTTACTAGTATACAAGATCTGCTATTTTTAGAAAATCGTGATCGCAAGTATGATACCAGCGTCTATACTATGCGTACTATCTATCGCTTGAATGATAACGATTTTGATCTACAACAATTTGGCTTGTTCCTAACTGGTGATACCATGTTTGCTGTGTTCCATTTAAATGACATGGTTGATACGATTGGTCGTAAGTTGATGGTGGGCGATGTCATGGAACTGCCAAACTTAAAAGACTATTATCCATTGGATGACGCTGTGCCGGCCGCACTAAAACGTTATTATGTAGTCAATGATGCTACCCGTGCCGCAGAAGGATTTGCACCAACTTGGTATCCACACCTGTGGCGTGTTAAACTACAACCATTGGTAGACAGTCAAGAATACAAAGATATACTTAACAATATCACAGCCGGTGACAATACTACCAGTACATTAAGTGATGTACTAAGTACCTATAACAAATATCTCGACATCAATGATGCTATCGTTGCACGTGCCGAAAGTGATGTTCCTAAGAGTGGTTATGACATCACCAATTTATACACTGCTCCTGTTACCCAAGAAGGGCAACCAGGTGATCCATTAGGTGTAACAGCCAGCTCAAATGCCAATGTTTCTAGCAATACCTATTCAAGTTCTAGCACAGTGAGTCCAAGTGATAAAGTCAAAGGTTACTTGACCAGTGATGCATTCCCTCCAAACGGTGCTACGGTGGCCGCTGGTATAGCGTTCCCAACAAGTCCGGTGACTGGTGATTACTTCCTGCGCTTAGATTATGTGCCTAATAGATTATTCCGTTACGATAGTCGTCGTTGGGTTAAAATTGAAGATGGATTAAGAACTAATCTTACACCAGGCCCTACTAATACTACCCAACGTAGCGGCTTTATTAATAACACAGATGCTAACTATGCTAACGCATTGGTGTGGGACGCGATACGAATTTCATCTGGTGCATATACTCCTGCAGCTAATGCACAAACTAAAACATTTACACTTGCTTCTAAACAGGTAGTTACTAAGACTGTGTACAGAAGTACATATGGGGTAAAAACAAAACTAAACAGCAAGATTATTACTAATACTATTGCTAATACAGCAGGAAATATATCATTTACAGTGTCTACAGCATTAAATACCAATGATGTATTAGAATATACAATTTATGCAAATGTCACTTATCAACGTCAAAGTTTAAGTGATGCATTAAGACCCACGGCGGATAATTAATTATGGCGGCTCTTCAACAATATTTTTATGATGCTCAAATTGAGCGGTTCCTGGCACAGTTCATTCGCATGCTTTCCGGATTCCAAGTTGAATACGGACAAGATCGTGTAGGCAATACTACCCTACAACGTGTACCTGTTTACTATGGTGACGGTAGTCGTCAAGTAGCTGCTATTATCAATAACATGAGCGAAAATGCCATGCCCACTGTGCCGGCCATGACCGCTTATATTAATAATATTACCTACGATCGAGATCGTGTACAACAACCCGACTTTGTTGGTAAGATGAATATCCGTCAACGTTATTATAATGAAGACACACAAGAATATGAAGCACGTCAAGGCAATGCTTTTAGTATTGAAAGACTGATGCCTGTTCCTTATACCTTAGAACTTAAATTAGATATCTGGACCAGTAATACTAAACAAAAATTACAATTGTTAGAACAGTTGATCGTATTGTTTAATCCAGCATTAGAAATACAATCAACAGACAACTATATTGACTGGACAAGTTTAAGTGTAGTTTATCTAGAAAGTCCAAATTGGTCAAGTCGTACTGTGCCAATTGGTACAGAGAATCCTATCGATGTTGCTACGCTTACATTCAAACTGCCTGTATGGATCACTCCTCCGGCCAAGGTTAAGAAACTTGGTGTTATACAAAAGATCATCGCTAGTATACATGATGGTGACGGAAATCTCAGCGAAGCAGTTTATAATGATACTAACTTAATGGGCATGCGCCAATACTTTACTCCTTTAGATTATGGTGTGCTGTTGATTGGCAATACGCTAACCCTATTAAAATATTCTGAATTTGAAGATCCACGCGATCCGCCAACTGAACTAGAACCAAAACATCCAGTCACCGAAACACCAGTTAAAGTCGGAACTAGAGATGTTTGGCGTAGTCTTATTAATGTTTATGGTGTGCTAGAAAATGGCACTAGCCAGATAAGATTATTAACCGAAGATGGGGGTACTGAAGTAGTTGGCACTGTGAGTTATCATCCTACTGATGATAGTTTATTGATATTCAATCCCGACATCGACACCTATCCAACTAACACCTTAAATCCAATCAATGCCATCATTGATCCTCGTAAAGTTACTGTAGACGCAAGTATTACAAGCCCTAGTACAAATACCAGATATCTATTGTTAACTGATGTTGGTAGTTTTACTAATGCCCCTGGTACTGGGCCTAGTGCATGGCGAGGCACCAATGGGCAAGATTTAGTAGCCAATGCCAATGATATCGTACAATTCAATGGGGTGCATTGGGCCGTAGTATTTGACAGTCAAGGTTCAACTACTGTACAATATGTAAGTAATCTAAATACCGGAACTCAATATAAATGGAATCTCAATCAGTGGGTGAAAAGCTGGGAAGGCGAGTACAAAAACGGACTATGGTCACTAGTCCTATAGAAGGTGTAGGTACATTCATCTATTGTACTTCAACTAAACGCTACCTATTTCTACTACGTAATTCAAGCAAGTATGCAGGTACTTGGGGAGTAGTTGGTGGTAAAGTTGAACCCAATGAACAAATCATCGAAAGCCTAAGTAGAGAAATTGAAGAAGAAATTGGCGGTACCATCAACGATCCCAAGATCATTCCTATAGAAAAATTTACCAGTGATAATGGTAATTTCGTCTACCATACTTTTATAGCACCTGTAGACAGCGAATTCGTTCCAAAACTAAATGAAGAACATCGTGGTTATTGTTGGGTCCGTTTAGAAGATCATCCTAAACCATTACATCCTGGAGTTTGGCGTACGATTAATTTTGAGGCTGTGGCTAGTAAGATTAAAACGCTGGAAAGTATTTTATAAGTCTGCTTCTAATACCATGTCTCTGTGGCTGATCTGGCGGAAATTAGTGCAGGCCTTCCAAGAATCGTGTGTTTTATATCTACCGTTCGAGGTAACTAATACAAAATCTACATCATCATAGACTTGGAACAATTGTCTATAACTTTCTTCCCAATTATTACCTAGCATGTCAGAGTTTTTACCTGCATATCCAGGTGTATCTGCATAGACATTGCTGTTATAATTAGCTTCGTGTTGACCTTCACACCCTACTAGATAGATTTTTTTATGCCCATCAAAGCAGGCTATGTAGGCTGCAGTTGCACCAGCATCCGCATATGGATCATGCGGGATTAGGTAAAATTTTCTAGGGAATTCTAAGCTGATATCAACGCGAGTGTAAACGATGTTATCTGTAGGATAATTAGTTTTTGATATTTCATCAGCAAGGATTCTACTAGTGACTACTAAGAAATCTGGAGTATATTCTCTGTAAAAAGCATTACAAGCATAACTCTGTAGAGTGTCTGCACCCAATAATCCGCTTTTCTTATTAAGAAGATGATTAACATTAAAACTTAAACGACTTTCGCCATTGCCAAATACCACAGCACGATTACTGATCTGATTATTGATAACATTATTAGGCACGTGTTCTGTAGTGCTGATCCATTGGCCATCTTGCAGTACACGTTCCTGTACGATATCTTCGCCTGTGTAGTTGGTTCTATACAGTTTACTAGTTAGTTTAAGCATTTATCTCGTCTTCTCTATTAAACAATGTATGTAGTTAATACTTTAATATTAGCATTCTGTGATGCAGTAGGTGTGTAGAACAATCTCACAGTACCACTGCTAATATTTGATTGGAATGTACCTGGGATTGAACTGATCACTGCATAAGTAGCTACATTAGCGGTAGCCGTATCATGTGATAAGATAAGCTCAGCAGCCGACACACCACCACCATTCTTGACTTGTACGGTATATCTAGCAGTGGTAAACGCTGATGTACTGAAACTGTCAAGCAACAACAGATTAGTAACTGCATTAAGAGCAGTTTGATCATAGACCGTTTTACCACGTAGTTGTAATCTGTCGCCACTTTCATTACCAATGTTGATATTACCTGATGAATCACCTAATACTGTTAATTGACCGTTGATCACAACATCGTTAGTAAATGTTACCTTACCATTTAAACCATCAACACTTACACGCACTGTTGGACTACTTGTGCCTGCTGTGATGTTAGCGTATGGAGCTGTGGCTACGTCAAAGTTATTATATCCATTACCGCTGGATATCGCTGATACCGTTGATGTTGTAATGAATGTACGAGCATCAATTGAGTCACCAGTAGCCGGAGCTTCTGTAAATGTAAGTGTGGTACCTGATATCGAGTAGGCTGTGGTTGGTATCTGTATGACACCGTTGACTGCTACCATGGTAGCACTAGTTGTTGAGCTTGAACTTAAGGTAAATGCTGTTTGTACACCGTTACCACTGAATGCGTTGGTAGTAACGATAGTGAACACACTACCTGCAGATGTCCAAGTACTACCATCGTAGAACTCTAAGTTGTTTGTTGTTGAGCTAAAGCGTAGTAAACCAGCCACGTCAACATTACCTGCTGCCCCTGGACGTTGTGCTGTTGAACCAACTGGTATGCGGATAGCACCAGTGCTGTCAAATTTAGCTATTATGCCATCTTGTACATTAACATTACCAGTATCGCCGAATACTATAGCATTCTTAGCAGTGTTGGTGTAGATCAAACCATTATTGCCAGTCGCACCATAGACTTGGAAGGCTTCTGCGGCTCTTGTGCTGTTTATAACTGCACCTTCACCTACCCATAATGTTTTACCAACGGCTGTACCACCAGTGACTATTAAAGCACCAGTTGATAGGCTTGATGTATCTGTTGAATTTGTGATTGATGCTACACCAGTTGCATTTAATGTTGCTGTATTAACCACAGCACCCGAAATATTTGCAGTTGTATTAATAAATCCAGTTGAGTTAACTGCGACT